CGAAAATACTGATTACTACGTTCGACAAGCCCTCAAGTTATACGATTTTGCTTATTTTAAGAAACTTCATGGATATACACGAAAACCACGACTAGGTTGCGCTCTGACCCGGTTTTTACATTTTTCTCGACCTGTTCATTCAAAGAAACAAGGTTTTGAAGATGGTTTTTCTGATACTCAACGCGAATGGTTGAATATTTGTTATGAAAACGCTCAAATTGCGTGTGGAAAATATCTTTTTGGCAATAAAATCAATGATGGTTTTAAACCTTTAAGTTCTATTCAACAAGCAGCTGACGCTTTACCAACAAATACTTCTGCTGGTTTTTCTTTTCCAGGAAAAAAGAAAGGCGAAGTTAAACACATAGCTGTTCGAAGAACAATTCATTTAGATGAATCGTTACGTAACGGAATCCACGTTACTCCTATTCCTTCGACAATAGCAATGCGAGGACATATGTCTCCTACTCACGAAAATAAAAGTCGTACAGTAATCATTTACCCTTACGAAATGCAATTACTAGAAGCTAAATATTTTAAACCTCTTTATGTGCAAATGAAGAAAGTATCTCCTATTATTTCAGGTGATCAATCTTTACAGAGGTTACACTCATACTTGAATAAAAATCCGAAGATGACCTTTATAAATACGGATATTTCAGGTTGGGATCGAATGAGAGCTATTTTTCTCATGAGAGCATCATTTAAAGTTTTTAGACAATTTATGGATTTTGATTCGAAAGATTTGAAAGTCGTAAAATGGCTAGAAAATTATATGGTGAAAACTCCGATAATGTTACCAGATGGTAATTTGTTTCGAAAATTGGGCGGAATACCTTCCGGCACTTTTCTCACTCTATTAATTAATTCAACTTGTAATTATATTGCTCAGCATACAATTTTGAATTATTTATCTGTTCCGTACTATGATCTTTCAGTTCTTGGTGATGATTGCGCATTCTTCATCTCTGATAGTACTTGGTGGAACACTTATTTTTCTCAAATTTGCTCACTTAATATGAAAATATTCTGTTTGCGGATGAATGAAGAGAAATCTATTGCTACGAATAGGCTTAAAGAAAGAAAATTCATTGGTTATCAATTCAATGGCCTAGAATTAGTTCGTTCTGATAAAGAGTTTTTCTTAGCAGCTTTATACCCTGAAAGTGATGTTAAAAATGTAGCTATTTCATTTTCTCGTCTCTTTTCTTATCTATGTATAGGTGGTATAAATTCTTATAAGTTTAGATCTTTTTTTGAATTTTTCTGTACTTGTTATCAGGATAGTTTAAGGTTATTTAAACGTGAACTTTTCAAAGAGAAGGTTTTTAGGTTTGGATCTCTACGTATATTTAAGGATATCTTAAATTTTAATTTAGATGACATCATTAATTTAGATTTTGATGGTTTTCTTGAATTAGATTGGTATTCTGTTAGGTGGATGTTTTCTTTAAACGTAAGTATAAAGAAAAAGGATTCTTATTTCTAATATAAAAACATTTTTATTATTTTTAAATAAAAGCAACAAAAAC